ATTGCTATCTGGGTATGGAATCTATAGAGCGTTTTTTAATAACAAAGGTTTAACTGACCAATGGGATGATCATGATGACTAGAAAAACAAGACTTGTAAAAGCACAAGTAAAATCCAGATTTTATTACATGTTCTGGGGAACAGCAACAGTTGCAGTTGTAACAGGACAAATCTTAGTTGCTACTTCATACAACGCTATGGCACGTTCTATGAATAGATGGTTTGAAGAAACAATCGAAATTCTCCAACCAAAAGGATATGATTATGACTATCTACCAATGCCATCAGCTCCTAGAGATTATCCTATCATTCAATGATCTTAACAAAAACTGCTCTAAAAACTCCTCTTCGTTATCCTGGTGGTAAGTCTCGTGCTATTAAAAAGATGGCACAATTCTTTCCTGAGATGAATGAATACACAGAATTTAGAGAACCGTTTTTGGGAGGAGGATCTGTAGCACTATATGTGTCTCAGGTTTATCCGCAGTTAGATATTTGGGTAAATGATTTATATGAACCCTTATATTGTTTTTGGAAAACACTTCAATTACAAGGAGACAAACTTACAAAAGAATTACAACAAATAAAACAGAGACATCCAGATCCAAGTTCTGCAAGATCTTTATTTGAAGATGCTAAAGACTATCTGGCAAAACCAAAACGTGATCCTTTTCATACAGGAGTTGCTTTTTATGTTGTAAATAAATGTTCTTTTAGTGGTTTAACTGAGTCTTCATCATTTAGTCCTCAAGCAAGTGATTCAAACTTCTCTATGAGAGGGATTGAGAAACTCAAGTACTATAAGATGGTAATTAAGGATTGGAATATAACTAACCTATCATACGAACAACTTTTAGTTGATGATAATACTGCGTTTGTTTACTTAGATCCTCCATATGATATCAAAGCAAATCTATATGGAAAGAGAGGAACAATGCATATAGGATTTGATCATGATAGATTTGCTAGAAAATGTGATGAATGTAATTTAGATCAAATGATATCTTACAATTCTTCCAACCTAGTGAAATCAAGATTTGATGATTGGAATCCTCAAGAATATAATCATACATATACTATGAGGTCTGTAGGAGACTACATGAAAGACCAACAAGAACGTAAAGAACTTCTTTTACTAAATTATGAAATTTGATGAAAGGTATCCTTTAAAGGATTATCTAAATTCCATTAATCTTACTAAGAAGAACCTAATGGACGAAGATCCTACATGGGAGAAAAAGTATCCATCCTATGTAATTAATAAGTGTATGTCACATCATGTAGATACAGTGATGTATGCTAATGAAATGAATCAGTATCCTAACTTGGACAATAGGATGCAGTATGATTTTTTTATAAATATCGTCAGAAGCAGAAAACGTTTCTCCCCTTGGGGTAAAAAACAAGCAGTGAAAGATCTTGACCTTGTGAAAAAATACTATGGTTATAGTAATGACAAAGCAAATCAAGCCTTACGGATCTTAACTCCAGACCAACTTAATTACATCAAAGAAAAACTGAGCAAAGGAGGTAAGACCAGATGAATGAGTTAAAAGAAGTCCAATGGACTAAAGACGATATGGTTGAGGTTAACCTAAAAGAACCTGATGATTTTTTAAAGGTTCGTGAAACACTAACTCGTATAGGTGTAGCCTCACGCAAAGAGAAGAAGTTATATCAATCATGTCACATCCTTCATAAAAAAGGACAATACTACATCGTACATTTCAAAGAACTTTTCGCGTTGGATGGTAAGAAAGCGAATCTTTCAGAGAATGATGTTCAACGTAGGAACAGGATTATCAAACTGTTATCCGATTGGGGTCTAGTGGAGATTATTAAATCTAATGCTGTAACAGATGCAGCACCACTTAGTCAAATAAAAGTGATCGCCTATAAAGAGAAGGGCGAATGGACACTTGAGTCCAAGTACAATATTGGTAAAAAGAAAACTGATGCTTAACACTGAACAAATTTTTGCACAGGAACTTTATAGTCCTGGTTACCTTTTGATAGATGTTCCTCATGAACACAGAGAAGGTATATCTAATTCTATTAATGAAATTATAGCAGAAACAGATATTACTGAAGATGTTAGATCTTTTCTCAGAGGTCATATATCTCATCAGTTTGCATTTCCTCTTAGCGAAGAGATGCAATCTTTCTTAATTGAATTAACTGCTCAGTATCACGCAAAGTTTGGATCTCATCCAGACATGAAATATCAAAAGAAACCACCTGTATATGAATCTGCAACCTCATGGGTAAACTTTCAAAAGAAAGGTGAGTTTAATCCTATTCACTCACACTCAGGTTCATTCAGTTGGGTTATGTGGATCAGATGTCCATATAAGATTGCTGATGAACAAGCACGATATGGTGATATAAACCAAAACGAATCAGCAGCATTTAACTTCCATTACGTTGATGCATATGGAGATATAGCTGCTGTCAATTTACCAGTGGATGAGGAGTTTGAATGGAAGATGGCATTCTTCCCATCTAGGTTGAGTCATAGTGTAAATCCCTTTATGACTAGCGATGATTTTCGTATTTCTATCTCAGGAAATATAATTGCTAAATAGCCTTAGTGTTCAAATTATAACATGGCTACAGCAGTAAAACCTCCAGTTTCTGAAGAGAAACCAAAAGGTATTATAGGGAAATTAAAGGAAGCTGCAGACGATAAAGAAGAGCAACTTGCTATCCTTAGTACATTTGTTCGTTTATCTGTCTTGGTTTGGTCCGCAGGAATTTTAACTTTAGCATACGTTAAGTTACCTGAGGCATTTAAAATCCCAGAACAAAAGCTTGATCCAACTTTCATAGCTTCGGTCTTCACAGGTACCCTAGCTACTTTTGGCGTACAAGCAGCAGGTAAGAAAAAGAATGGTAATGGTGGAGGAGATGCTCCTAACATATCTAAGAAAGATATGGAGTATCTAATTCAAAAAGCATCAGAGACTGCACCTGCACAAACTATTAGGATCGAATCTGGTCCTGTAAAAATTGTTCCTGATACTAAGTAATCATCATGCAAAAAATTATTAATGTACTTGCTATTGCGTCTAGCGTTGTATCTCTTACCGTTGTTGGCGGTGGTGTGTATCTTTATACTCAAAAGGATGCCATCATAGAGGATATCAAAGAAAAAGCACTAGGTTCTTTTACTGGTGGTGTTACTGATTCTTTACCAGGTATTGTAGATGGAACTATTCCTGATGCAACAGGTCCTGCTATTCCTCTTCCATCAACACCTCAGTTCTAGATGGACGAGATAAACGAGGCATGGTCAGAGTCTCGAATTGATAAACCAAAGAAGTATAGAATGCCCATTTGGTTAACCGATGATGACTTTGATTACATAGTTACACAACTATGGAAATGCAGAAAGTCTGAGCCAAGATGTAATGATCTTTATATCAGACTTAATAATATACGAGAGGGAGCGAAACAAGTATGAATAACTTAAAATGGATATCGTTTGGTGTAGTAGGCAGTCTATTCGCTGTATCACATATTGGTATGATCGGATATATTGCTTCAAGAAAAACCGAACCTCAATTACCTACAATTAATATTCCAACAACAGACTACTCTACCTACCATGCAGAGGTGAGTACAGATGGATATAAGATTTCTTATAAAGCGAATGATCCTAAGACAATGTATATCACTAAAGATATCAAAGAGAAAGCAGGTTTCTTAGGACTAGCAAACAATACAACCAAGGTTGTTGAAGAGTATGTTATGGATGGTCAGACTAACCAAGGCGGTCCTGTATCTAACAAGAGATCTTGGATTGATCAACCACCAGGTTTAACACAACAGCAGACACAAGAAATTACTGCTGCTCGAAAAAGCGAAGAGTGTGTCAAAGCAATCGGAGCTGCTGAAGGAACTGGTAGGTTGGTCGGGACTAGCATTGGTGCTGCTGCTGCTCCTAGTCTTGCCTCTATTCCCTTTGTTGGTTGGGTTGCTGCTGGTTGGGTAGCAATGTTTGGAGGAAACCAAGGTGCAGATATTGGTGGTAATATGGCAGAGGACTTAAATAAGAACTGTTAATTTTTCCTATATCTGTTAATTATACTTTTCTTAGGACGTTTGAAGGGAGGTAGACCTTTCTTCTCACGATACTTATTACAATTTAACTCATTACGACTTAACTTAGGTGGTTCTTTACCTAACTTCCTTTGTATAGTTGTAGTGAGTTTTTTAATGACTGGTTTAATTACTCTCAATAATAATGGTGTTGCAGCAGCAGATGCTGTAGCTACCACTGCGATAGCTGCTGTAGTGCTGACTTGATTTGTAGAGGGTAAAAATTTTTCGATTGCTGTAGTCTCTTCATACAATACTACACATTGACCATTCTGAATTTCATGTCCTATAACTCTCTCCTCTCCATTCTGAGTTAAGTCACCTACTCTAGGTTGATTAGGTGCAGGACATTCGATCTCCTCTGTTGAAGGAATCGGTGGAACCTCAGGTGGATCTATATCTGGTGCAGGTGGTGGTTCAACAACAGGAGGTGGTGGTGCTTCTATGACCATCTGTAATTGATCAGGTTGATAATCCATCGGAGTATATGATGGCATACCTGCATCGCAGAATACTAATAAATTATCTTCGTCATCTTCAATTATTTTATTATTCTTGTCACTCTGTTCATGTGCTTCAACACAACCTGGCATGTTAATAATAGGTTGACCTATTATCACAGTAGCAGGTGGTGCACTAGGTATTGCAGTTTTTGGATGTTCAGTTAACCATTTAGGAATATCGCTTAAGAATACTCTATTAGTTCCTATGTTAAATACCTGATTTGCTCCGATGGTTTGGACACCATTATAATGGACATGAATTCTAGGTATCTCCATTACTTAATCACCAATAGATATTTCTTTTAGAGTAGATGCGTCACCA